TTTGCGTGACGGAGTACTAGTAATGTATGAAGGTTGAATTGGATTGTAATTAGCTAAACACTGTAATTAATCACCTTTTCGTGTACAAATGTTACCATGTGGGCCTAGTGATAATAGCCCACCCATTTGCAACGGATATCTTATTTCAATTCCGATTCCCCTTTGTCTCTCTCCTCACGTTTGTTTTGATGTGTATGTATAAAGGTTAAATTTTCTATTGGACAGAAGCAAGTGCCACTGTACCAATACGCACCAACTGTGCGTCAAAGTTGTATGAACCACTAGTTAAAATGGTTGCTGTTCGATAGAAGACTTGGCCGGTTCCGTTACCATTGACTGCTCCCTCCATGGAAGTGTACACAGCAAGTTCACTTCCAACCGTGACTGCATAGAGGGTCAAACCTCCAATCAACGGAAGATCCGTAGTTTGCGACGTAAAAGTCGTTACAGTGGCGCGTGAAGTGGTTGCAACAAGTGCAATATTTGCTAGTGTAGTGCCTCCGGCTGAATTCGACCCTTGAGCATCGAAAACCAATCTCCAAATGGTGCCATTTCTTGAGGTGGAAAGCCCCAATGTCCCAGTGGGATCATTTAGGGTAAAGTCCGCATTCACGACTCCCAAACCGACCTCACCAAGCGTCACTCTGAGGCCAGGCCCAGATGAGATTGGAATGGTCAATGAATGTTGAGCGTATACGGGTTCCTTAAAAGAAATGTCATATTCGGCAAAAATGTAACCAACCTGTTGGGCTGAATTTACTTGAGTGTAAATCTGTAATTCTGCCATAATCGAATCATCCAAATCAACCGAAGTTGTTGGATCAATATGTCGATATAGGCTATCACAGGCTATGTCAATGTAATTTGCTGCCCAAAGTGGCCCAAATGATGCATTGCCCTGACTCATTGCCCGTGGGAGGAAAGATCCGCTCTCTGGCTGTAGACCAGGCATTGTGCATGATGATTGGCTACATAGGATCACTTGACCAGTGACACTTGTTGCCACTTTTGGTACGTAATGGATTCGAAGTCTGTTCCATTTATATTTTTCAAAGGATCGAGCCATGTTTCCTAGCACAGTACTGAGGAAATACGCTGGGCTCAACAGAGCCGACTTACCCAACCCGAATGTGTTGACGCCCTGACCCTCCACCGTTCCAATAAAGTCCCGTCCAACAATGCGAGCATCTGTTAGAGATCTTGTAACAATTGGATTGGTAGCTTTGATCATGGTGCCATACGACACGGGTGGAGTTGAGGTTGTTGTGCTCATACCAGATGGCATTGACATCTTCTTCATTTTCTTTTCTTTCTTTGACACTGTTGGTGTGTTTTTAGCATTCTTAGGTGGAATAACCTTTACCATTGTTTGTGTTGTGTTTTGATAAGTTAGTAGTTTATCAGTGGCCCTAACCAGGTATTGTAGGCCAACTGGAACAGCAAACAGTGCACCCAACCAGGAGTTACCGTATGCCGATCGAACAAATTCTCGGTCTGCATCCTGCAAATCGCCCTCCAGGAAATAAATCCTGTCGTGCTCCATGCATATTGCGTCCAGCTCATTCATAGGATCGACTGTTGGGTTAACACTTGCTTGGATTGCGCCGTTGCTCCAGTAGGGGCCGCAGTAGTTTCCGTACATTATAGTGGTGCGTGTTGGTATTCGGCAAAACTATCAATGGCCCTGGGCATAAAGCCCAGGACCAAATCATTGTAATACCTTTCCAACTCCTCTTGCTCATCGGGTGTGTACCCCCATGCCTCGAAGAAAGTGGCTCTTGCCATTGGTGTGACGGTTTGCGCTCGACATGTCAGACCTTGACCCATCAATCGCATTCCTGTTGCCATAGCGGGATGTTTTCCAATATTGCTCTTTTTCCCATTGCGCATGTAACAAAGATACATGGCTTGGAAAATAGGAACTCCACTTGTCAAAGCAACCCCACCTTCACCCACGGCATAGATCCATTTCCTGAACATGGACTCACTATCTAATGGTATAACTGACAACGAATCTTTTTCCCTTGCGGTATCAAAATTCCTCACCATTACCCATTCACCACCAGCTTGAACCGGATGCATTTGGCAGAATTCAACATCGGTAAATCTATTGACAGTTTGTTCAACCGCCATGCGAAAACCCAGTCTCAAAAACCATTCTTCTAGTCCATTACGAAATGCTGGTTCGTACTTTCTACTCATGAACACCACGCAATCATCACCATTGTTGCCAAACTTGATTGGTACCTGCCTCTCCTGGGAGTATGCATATACCATGGCACACATTATGATGCAATTGCCTAATGCGGTGTTCATGTCTCCTGAAAACCGTCGTCCATCCACCTTGTACCGTAATTTTCCGTCCTCACAAAAGCCGACGCCTACGTTATGCAATTGCATTCGTAAGAGTCGCTTTAGTTCTGGACAATCACCTGACAAAATGATGTATATCGAGTGTTCCCACATCAACATGTACATACTAACGTGCATGTCAAATTTCGTTGCGTCCAACCCAATGCAAACACACTCAGGTACTGCGATCCATTTCTGGTACAACGCCTCAGCTATCTGTTTTACATTCATTCCTTTCATGACAACTGGTGTTTGGTCCCCAAAGACTTTAGCAATAGCCTTATACAAGGTATGCTCGTTAGCTTTGAGATACGTACCCACACCTATGTTATAAACTGGTTTCCGGGGTTGGATGCATCTGGGTGCACTCGTTGGTTTAACTTTTTCACACTTTACAAACGGATTGCTTAGAGCATGCTTCTTAAGTACACCTGTTGCATAAAATTCTGGTAACGCATTGTCATAGATTGTTCGTTTCCGCCCAACATACATCTGAACAAATTGTTCAGGGGAAATTTTGGGGGTCCACTTAGCATTCTTTAGCAAACGTGACCTGAATTTGTGCAGGGTGTTGAACACATAATTCTTGTCAGGGCAGAGAGGTGGCTTAAACTCACCATCCACCTTACAAAAATACATGCGCTCCATAAGAGCAGCTTCTAACGTTCCTACATCTGGATCATTTATTGACAACACTCTATCCTTGCTTGTGATCCCATCAACAAGGTAAGCAGAGCGTTGTCTACATGGTGTCTGGGCTCTCGTCACCACCATCCTTGGGTCCTTCAACACAGTGATGTGTCGTTGACCCGTGACGATGCCCAGACCACCTCAACTGGTTGGCATGAACTTAAACTCCCCCAATCTCTCTTTGGCCAGCTCGGTTTGTAACCACCTTGCTGCCTGTAGATCATCGGTTGTGGGAATAAAAGCCGCCGAAACCACGTAGGGAATGATCTTGACCGCATCAGTCGGTCTAACCCCACGCTGTTTAACCAACTCCCCAGCATAACGTTGTATGGCCAGGTAATTAGCTGCTGTCTTCTTCGGAACTCCAAACTTCATCTTCACACTAGCTAGAATGCACACTGAGAACTGATTATAGTGCTTCTTGTGTATTCTGCGGTGCTCCTTGATGGTGATTGGTTCCACGTCCAACAGCATTACCCCTCCATTTTTATCCTGGCGCTTGGCTGTTCGAATGGCCCGCCTATTAAGAATGAGAGCATTTGGCCCTATATCACCATCAAGTGGTGCATCAGGAAATGCTGCGTCAAATTCATCAATAGGAACGGCCTTCGCTAAAGGAGGATTTAAGTCCTCCATAATCTCTCTCAACAACTGCAGTCGAGAATCATCGACCACCCCGTTCTTGCTAAACTTTCCGGACACTAGGTAATCCTCTGGAATGTTACCAGTGGTGCTGAGAAACATCCTAAGTTGGGCTTCCGTATGTGGTTGTCTAATCCAATCACGAATTATCGTGAATATATCCCAAGGGTTACAAATGTATCCACCTGGATGATTAACCTCATACTTTCGCGCAACCCACTCATTGATGTCTCCGTTACCTGCGGCGGTGACAGTGTCTGGTATTGACACGTCACCTAGTGCTCTTAATCGATATAGTGTTTTAATTGTGGCCATGGTAGTTGAATTGAGAGAAAAGTTGGGCATTGTTTACTGCTATTCCGAGCATTATCCTTTTGTATCAGTGATTTAACTGATTTCACAGCCCCGCCGTTCGCTGTGAACTGTGGTGATCTACATCACCCCCTTTCTCATTGGTTCCTATTGACATGAGAGTCATTTGGATGGCTTACGTTGTCCCGATCAATACCTAACCGTGTTTTCCAAACACGGTTGGTTCAATGACCCATCACCACTAACCAAAATGATGAAGTCTAGG